CGAGTTGATAGTTACTGTCACGTCTGCGCCGCCAATTGCACGCAGTGCCCCGGCGATACGGCTGGCTGTAACGCCTTCGCCGTACCAGTCGGCACCGATCACATCAAAGACAGAAATACTGTTTTCATCAGACTTTGCGGCTTTGATGCCGCCGTTCCAGCGCTCCATGGCAGAAGACGGCAGGTCGCGATTTTCGCGCGCAAAGGGCCGCCCCTCCGGCGCTTGCGGAAGGCTTTTCAGAGTCATTGGTTTTAGTCCTGCGTTTCGGAGGTTTGCGACGCCAGTGCGTCGGTTGAGGTGTAAGGCTGAGTTTGACGCTCCGGGAATAACCATCCTTCCAGCGCTGCCCTCACCTTTTCGCCGTTACTTCCACTTTCCTTCCCAAGCTGATCGAGAGGGGTAAGGTTCAGCTGAACGGTATAGATGTCTCCACCATCAATTGGCGGAAGATTCTCAAGCCTGCGGACATCATTACGGGACATCCATCCATTCTGCAGTGCGGTGGTGTAGTAGGCAGAACGCCCGGCGCTGTCAGCGCGCAGGAGACCTTCTACAGAGAACTCAGCAAATAAATCATCGTCGCCATTAAGGAGGCAGCGCGAGATTTCCTGCTCAATGTTAACAAGGAGCGGACGCAGCGTATTGGTCAGGAATAACAGGTTCATACCTTCGACACTCGACGCCCAGCTGCTCTGCTTCGTCGTGTGCCCCACCATAAACGGCGGCACCCGGAACCATCGGCAGATTTCCTCAATGCTGAACGAACGCGATTCCAGCATCTGGGCATCTTCAGGATTAAGGGTGATACCCTGATAGGACATATCCCCTTCAAGTACCATTACCTTGCCAGCGTTTTTGGATCCAACGAACCGGTTAAGGTTCTCGCGGTTTTTCTGCCGCTGCTCTTTAGTCAGCAGATTTTTTGACAGAAAGAAACCAGATGTCTGAATGCCGTTTTCAAAAATTTTGGCTGCGGATTCCTCGACTGCCATCGCCGCGCCGAACACATCACGCCCGGTGCGCATCGGCATCATTCCGCAGACGCCATCCAGCCCAAATCCCCGGATGTGCATCATGTTTTTATGCGGGATAATGCGCGGCACCCCCTTCTCTGTGTAGGTGTACTGAAGCTCACCGCTGTCCAGCCGTTCCACTTTCATGCTTTGAGGGAGAAGTGGTACAAGCGAAACCAGCTTGGTACCGATCATCTTTTTTTCAACGTAGGCATTGCCCCGCAGACAGATACTGGCGACCACCATCAGCATAAATCTCGACGGGGTCATTTCACTGTTCGGACGGCGGCACAGCACCTGATAGGCCTGGTGATTAATCGCCAGTTTGCGTGAACCATCAGCCGCCCGCTCGTATACCTTCATTGGCAGGGTTGAAACAGACTCACTCAGCAGGCGCACACAGGCCCAGACAGAGGCCAGCGCCAGCGCTTTTTCTGCTTTCACGACCTTGCCGCTGCTACTGGTGCCGTACCACTCCTGCCAGAAAGCAGTGTCATTCAGTCCAATCGTCTCACCAAGCCAGTTAACAATCGCGCTTTTGATGCGGCCCGGCCGTTTTTTTTCCTTCATCAGATACCTACCATGATCGGGTCATCAAAAAAATCATCGGGATCGCCGCTCTCTTCCAGAACCGCATCTTCAGCGGCGCCAATAGCCATGGCAGACGCCACCACCCCATCAATACGTCCGGTGCTTTTCTTCTTGGCAAAGATACGGTTGTCTTTCTGATCGGCTTCCAGAACAGCAGAGGCCGCATTCCAGCGCAGACAGGGATTGGTGCGGATAATCAGTTCGCCGCTGTTAAGGTGCTCTTCAAAAAGCTCGATAGAGCGCGGCATCCACAGTCCTGATTCCTGCGCCTTATAGAAACCCTGCCCGTGCGGGATCAGTTCAACTTCAACAGACTGGTTCGCCAGTTCAACTTCCAGATACTTAATGCGGTACTGGTCGCAGGCTATACATCTGATATCGTACTTTTGCGTTAACTCACCGATGCGGTCAGCTACAAATCCGTAGTTCACGGCTTTACCCGGCGGCGCATGAATAAACCCGTTACGCAGCCAGGCGTCATACGGCACATGGTCAGTCTTGGCACGTTCCAGCAAGGTGTCTTTTGGTGTCCAGAATTCGACCAGAAGCCTCTTCTGCTTTGGAAAGTAAAGTGCCAGGGATGTAAGGTCGCGGGAACCGGAAAGATCGAGGCCGCCATAACACTCTTCACCTGCCAGGTCTTCAGGGTCGAAATCCTGCTCACAGCTCATCCATGTGTTGCTGTCCACCCATGGATCCGCAGATTCCACCCACTGACAGAAGTTAAGGCGGCGAACAATACTCTCTTTCGAGGGCATACCCCGCGCCTGAGTAACCTGCTCACGCAAATATTTCTCGGTAAAGGTATGTCCCAGCGACGGGTTAGCCTTTCCCCAGCAGGATTCATCTTTAAAGGGGTCGTCCCCCTCATCCAGCGAGCAGATGAAGCTGAAAAAGCTGTCGTCTGCGAGATCGCCTGCGGCAACTTTGCGGCCGTACTCGTGATACTCGAAACAAACGCTGGTTTTATCGTGGCCGCTGTTGGTGATCAGGAACATCAGCGCCTGTCGACGCCCCTTCGTGCCGGCGCGCATCATCTCAACGACGGCGTTTGTTTTGTGTTCGTGAACCTCATCAATCAGCGCGCCGTGCGGACGCGGACCAGACTGTCCATCGTCAGAACTGATGGGCTTGAAGAAAGAACCTGTCTGCAGAAATGCCAGGTTCCATACATTCAGGCCGGTGCCGGATTTGGTGATACGCTGCGCCAGCGCCGGAGACTGATCCACCATCGTCACCGCATCGCGGAAGAGGATCATCGCCTGGTCTTTCTTGGTGGCCGCTGCATAAACTTCTGCGTGGGGATCTTTATCTGCCATCAGCAGATACAGCCCCACGCCGCCCGCCAGCGGCGACTTCCCGGAGCCCTTACCGGATTCGATGTAACTCATGCGAAAACGGCGGGGACCGTCGGCGCTCTTCCAGCCAAACAGCGAGCCAACAATGAAGCACTGCCAGGGAAGAAGAATAAATGGCTGCCCTTCGTGCTCGCCGCCGTTCAGCTTCAGTACCTGGGCAAAGAAATTAATTACCCGGTTTACCGCGTCCACATCCCAGAACAGGCCACGAGCCGGACCTTTTTCCAGATCGCGAAGATGGCGGGCGCAGGCATTCCGAATATCCGGCCCTGCAGGCACCCTCCCCGAAGTTACGTCCATTGCATATTGCGTGGCGGGATCAGCCGAAGAACTGGTTGAGCGGGTCTTCTTTTTCTTTTCCACCATTCACATTTACCTTTGACCGTGCTGCCGGGGTAAGACCGAATTCAACCAGATAGCTTTTGAAGCGACGATCGGCATCGGCCAGCATGGCAACCGCCGGGTTTGCCTTGATCAGAAACCCGCCATCAGTCTGAACGGTATAAGTTCGGCCTTCATCGGTAATGGTGTTTCGTAACTGGAGAATATCGGCGTAGATATCACAAAGGCGCTCAAGCGCCAGCGTGTCAGCAACGGTAAGAACGCCCATTCCATCCAGCAGTACAGTAAGCCGCCCCCATGCCACCTTGCCCCAGTCGGTAAGGTGAGCAGGTGGGCTCGGGATTTCTTTTGCTGGAGTGGGCTCTTTATCGTTGAGTTTTCGTTTGCCCGGATTGCCGGTGACCACTTTGAGGTGGGTCGGTTTCGGGCGTCGTCCTGCCATCGGAACCTCCCGGAAAAAACTTTTCATTTCGCGGTTGTGCACAAAAACGAGGGCTGGCGGTCAGGAACAGCGTGTTCCCTGAACTTTTCACCTGCCCTCCCCCTGCGACTTACCGGCGCCAGTGTGACCCCGGGTCAAGCGGCAGGCCGTTCTCATCACAGCCAATGACGTGGCCGCGCTTCTCTTCCCGTTGCTTGGTGGAGTCATGATGCTGTTTGCAGAGGGGTTGCCAGTTGGCTTTATCCCAGAAGAGCTTTTGCGCTATTGCTATCGCTTCCTGGCTTCCGCCGTTCAGCGCTTCTTTAAGCCTGTGCGGTCTGATGTGGTCAACGACCGTAGCCGGTACGGCCCGCCCCTGCCTGTGGCACATCACACACAGCGGATGTGACTTCAGAAATGACAGTCTGGCTTTATCCCAGCGACTGCCATAGATGCGCGGCTCTTTCATATTCATTCCCCGGGTTCACGACTGAAAGACTCTCTTTTATGCGAGTGCGAGGCGCGCAATGCCAGTGCCTTACAAAAGGTCCAGGAAGGACCCATTTTTTCTTATAGCTGATGTTATGAGCAACAGTTATGATAAATCCCATTAAACACAAGGAGGATGTCATGATTAAAAGCAACATAATTAAAATCACTCTGATAGCTGCGTTTTTCTCTCCACTAGCTCATGCGCAGTGGCTTACCAATACCGAGGACGACCTGTTTTCTGGTGGCAAAAAAGCAATGATGATCGGTACACTGACATCATCCAGTAGTGCGATTATTTTCGATTGCTCTAAGGGGAAACTATCTGTTGCCTACGTAGAGGAAGATAAATCATCTGATTTTTCAGCCGATATTCCAGCTGATCTGATTATTAAAATTGATGGAAATTCAGCAATAAAATTAGATGCCAGCCTTTCGAGACGAAATGCGCAAGCTGTGCAAGCGAAATCTGATGATTTAGAAAACATTACTACGCTTCTTAAACAAATTCAGAGTGCTAAATCCAAAGTGCTGGTTGGCTTACAATCAAAAGATGGGGGTAATCAAAGCTCGTTCTCTGGAAATGTATCTGGTTCAACTGCTGCCGTAGATAGCTTTGTTAAAGCCTGTGAAATCACACTCTGATTGACATTGCTCTGGGGAAGAAATTCCACTTTATTATTCTGTCCTGATCGCCTCAGAAATCGCCTGGTGCAGCGCAGAGGGTATCAATGCTTTATCCATGGTGCGTGTCCGGCCCATATACCCGCCCGCTGCATAAGGCGTGACAGATTTTATTGGCGCGTAGTCAGTGACTTTCTGCGGTGGTCGCTTATGCCATAGCTACAGGAGAATAAATAATATCGGCATAATCACCTCAGGCACTGCTCACGCACATACGCCTGCAGTCCCGTCAGTTGCCTGGAGACTGTTTCGATTCGCTCTCTGAGGGTAAAATAATCCCGTTCAGCGGTGTCAGTAAGTCGGGGGCCTGCGCCATCATCCACTCTGGCGGTGCTGGCCGCTCCGTTCGTGGGACATCTGGCGGAGATTTGCAGCCGCTTACGCCCATTATCGAGACGCTTACGCAGAGCATCATTTTCAGCATTCGCATCGGCAAGCTCCTTTGTGTATTTCGCGTCGAGTGCAGCGTTGTCTCGCTGGCGCACAGTCATATCGACTATGGTGGCGTTCGCGAGATTCAACCTTTCAGTGGCCTTATCGCGCTGCTCTTTGTAGGTGACGGCATTATCACGATAGTGATTAACCGCCCAGCCAAGCCCGATAATCAGGAATACGATGACAGCGCCAAAAATTGCGGTTACACGGCTCATCAAAACACCCCCGGCGCAGATGGTGGCGTTCCGGGATTCAGTGGGCCAAAACCACTGTCAGATTTCTGAGGCTTCTCGCCCCACAGGCAGACTTCGCGCTCAATCTCCCGGCGGTTCATCAGGCCTTTCCACTTCTTACCGCCAGCGAAAACCCAGCGGCGTAACTCATCACATGCGCCGGTGTAGTCACGGGCATTAAGCTTTTTCAGCAGGGTTGAGTTGATGGCGGCGCTGGCACCAACGTTGTAGGCGAAAGAGTAGATAGCGGCGCGCTGGGTTTCAGTGGCTGGCACTTTGATATGCGGGTCAACCTGCCGGGCGATGCGGGCCATGTCGGAACGGGTTAGTGCGTCACACTCCCGGTCGGTGTAGCGCTTGCCGGGAATAATGTCTTTCCCTGTATGCCCGTCGCAGACGGTGAGAACGCCAACCACATCGTAGTATGGATCATGCTCGCGCCCTTCCAGCCCGTCTTTCCCGGACACCATAGCTGTCGCAATAACAATTGCCCCGCCACCTCCGGCGATAGCCCCAATAATCCGGTTTCGAAGTGTGGAAGACATAGCCATGTTATTTATCCTGCGGCTGCATTGCCGCGTCGATGTCCTGAACGATTTTTGCCGCTTCCGGGATGCTGCTAACGTCCCCACGGGCATATGCGGTTTTGAGAATGTCGGTACGCTTACGCTCTTCCTCAATCACTGCCAGGTTTCGCTTGTTATTGGATCGATACGTCAACCACGTAAAAAGCGCGGTCACCACCGCACCCAGGGCGAACAGCACATCCTGTAATGTCAGCATGGTCAGAAACCCTGTTATGGCGCTCCAGAAATACGACCAAAAGCCGTTGCTTGTATTCATACGGTACATGCTCTCACCTCGCTGTTAATGCGGGTGCTGTGAGTAGTCGAAGGATCAGGCCACGAACACTCAGGTAAAGGTTCGATGGGGGTTGATTGTCCGGGCCTGAAAATAAAAACCCCGGTTCTCAATGCTCTTACCTGTTATGGGCTCCGTTTCGTGGAGCTGACGGCAGGTGATCAGGCTGCACCTAGCGGGTAATTATTTTCAGCGTTAATGCTCGCGCCCGTGAATAAGCCCACTAAGCAGAAAGCTTATTCCTGGTAACAAATAAAAACCCGAGAAGAAAATTTTATATTTTGCATTTACCGGTTTTTTAACAGGGATTCATTTTTCATATTTTTTAATCGGTTAAATTAGCAACTCTTTCATTAAAAAAAGGATCAGATATGGCAAAGTTTACAGTACGAGTCGAACTACATGGCGCGGGTGATTTTCACTATGACGCTCTCTACGAGGCTATGGCCGCAGAAGGTTTCACAAAAACTATTACTAATGTTAACGGCGTCGTCTATGACCTGCCTCCTGGGGAATATAACTATTCCTCTGAGGAATCTGTTGGTGAAGTCAGGACAAAAGTTAGCGCAATCGCAGATAAAATTATCAGTAACAGCGTTTTGGTAACGAAATCCTCTGGCCGTAGCTGGGTCGGCTTAGATGAAACGGAAGAAGACGATTAATTATAAAAATCCCGCCTGCGAGCGGGATTAAAACTTTGAGACTGTTCATTTCAGACGCAAAAATCCATGATTAGAAGCATACAGGACAACTTTGGACAAAATCAAGTCCTGCGTGCCGAAATAGCTAAATATTGTCTTTATCATCACGAAAATCGGTT